CCGCCGCCGCGAACTCCCGTGCCTTAAACGTTTCGCGCTAACCCCGTAAAAAGACGCTCATGGAGAACCATCTATGAGCCTCACGCGCCAGACCAGCTTTACTCGCACCCAGCCGGCCGCCGGCTGCGCGGAAGAAACCGGCAGCGACATCACCGTCGACATGGCTTTTGCCACCGACACGCCCTATGAGCGCTGGTGGGGCATAGAAATTCTCGATTGTCGCCCTGAATCGGTCCGCCTTGGCCGCCTCAACGACGGCGGCCCGTTGCTCTACAACCATAACTGGGACGACCTGCGCGGCCATCATGTGCCGGGCTCGGTAGCTGCTGACGGCCATGCCGTGCGCGGCTCGGTCGTCATCGCCTGGGCTGCCGACGAAGGCAAGACCATCGCCATGGTCAATGGCCTTCACCTGAAAAAATCCTCGGTCGGCTACGAAATTCACTCGGTGATCGAACAGACCACTGGCAAAGACGGCAGAGCCGTCGAAAGAACCCTGGACGGTCGGCAATTTGGCCGGGTCGTTGAGCGCTGTCAGCGCGATGCGCCCGGTGATCTCGCCGCCTTCCGCCGCGCCCTGGATAGCGCAGCGGGACCGTTCGAGCGCGCTGCGGACACCCCGGCCACCTATCGCGTCATCGATTGGGAGCCGCTTGAAAACTCGCTTTGCACCATTGAGGCCGATGTCAATTGCGGCATTGGGCGTCAGGCCGAAAGCGATGCCGCAACAGCACCCCCCGCAGCACCTCCGCCCATCATTTTTAAGGAAACCAAAATGGAAAACCCGACCCCGGTCGACGTTGCCGCCCTGGAGCGCGATTTCGCCTCAAAGGCCCAGCAGCGTATTGAAAACATCGCCAAAATCGGCGACCAGTTCGCCGATTTCGAAGGCGCCAAAGAGATGGCCAACGCCGCCATCCGCTCTGGTAAATCAGTCGAAGATTTCACCGCCGAAATTCATGGCCTGATCGCCAAGCGCGGCAACCAGTGGAAGCCGGAAATTGGCCTGACCACCAAAGAAGCGCAAGCCTTCAGCATCCGCAAGGCCGTGCAAGCCATGGTCACCGGCGACTGGGCCGACGCCGGCTTCGAGCGCGAAGCCTCCAAGGCCGTCGCCTCCAAGATTGCCAGCCTCGGTGTGGAACGCTCCGGCTCCGGCAAAGGGTTTTTCATTCCGCTTGAAGTCCAAAAGCGCGACATGCTGGTCGCCACGGCGGCCAACGGCGGCAACATGGTCGCCACCACGCTGCGCCCGCAAGACTTTATCGAAATGCTGCGCGCCCGCATGTTGAGCGCTGAGATCGGCGTGCGCACCCTGTCCGGCCTGGTTGGCAATGCCGACATCACCAAACACACGGGCGCCGCTACCGGCTACTGGTTGTCCTCGGAATCCACCGCGATCACCGAATCGCAACAGACCATCGGCCTCTTGCAACTTCGCCCAAAAAACCTTGGTGCCTACACCGAAGTCACCCGCCAGTTGCTTCTGCAATCCACCCCGGATGCCGACAGCTTCATCATGGACGACCTCGCCAAATCCCTGGCCCGCTCGGTCGACGCCGCCGTCTTCGCCGGCTCCGGAGCCTCTGGTCAGCCGACCGGCATTATCGGCACCGCGGGTGTCGGCGCAGTCTCCGGCACCTCGCTGGGCCTCGCTGGCCTGATTGAATGCCAGACCGACGTTGCCGCCGCCAATGCCTTGCACGCCGGTTGCCGTTACGTCGCCACGCCGACCGTTGCCGGTCTGCTCACTCAACGCGCCCGCATCGCCTCGACGGACTCGGTGACGCTGTGGAAAGGCAACATCAACGACGGAACGGTAGAAGGCTACCAGGCCCACACCTCAAACAACCTCCCGGCAGCAACGGCGATTTTCGGCGACTTCAGCCAAGCCATCCTGGCCGAATGGGGCGTTTTAGAAGTCGACGTAAATCCTTTTGCCAACTTTGCCGCTGGCATCACCGGCATCCGCGCCTTCTACACCTGCGACGTCGGTGTTCGCGTCCCCGGCGCCTTCACCGTCGTCGGCACCATCACCTAAGCGGAGCGCCGTCCGGGCAACCGGGCGGCATCAAACCATGGTCGAAATCAAAATCCTCAAGGCAATGATGTACCAGAGCAAAGTCGTCGCCCCTGGCGAAGTCATTGCCCTGGGCAAGGCCGACGCCGCCTACTGCGTCTCGATTGGCCGCGCCGAATTCATCGAAGCCGCCAAGCCGAAAAAAGTCGCCAAAGCCAAGGACGCAACCGAGTGAACTTCGCCGAAGCCGCCTTCTTTGCCGACTTCGGGGCGGACGCCACTCTGAACGGTGCGCCAGTGCGTGTCGATGACATTAGCGAGTCAGCCGAGGCCATCGGCTTCGTCGCCGGATACCGCCGGCTTTTCCTCGCTCCCACCGCTGCCGCTGCCGCACCAGGGCAAACGCTGGTCGTTGGGGCTGTCGTTTACACCGTGGCGGAAGTCGCCAGCGATGGCACCGGGATTGATCGCCTGACGCTGGAAAAAACATGAGCCACGTCCGCACCCAATTGCGCACCGCCCTGGTCGCCGCTTTAACCGGCCTGGCAACGACTGGCAACCGGGTGCACGCCTCGCGCATGCGCCCGCAAAGCGACGCCAATCTGCCCTGTCTGCTGGTCACCACCAATGACGAGCAAATCGACAGCACGGTCGACGCCATTTTGCTGCGCGATTTATCCGTGTCTATCCGCGGCTTCGCCATGGCCAGCGCCGCGCTCGACGACACGCTAGATCAGATCGCCCTCGAAGTCGAAAGCGTGATGGCCAGCAACCCCCGCGCCATTTTTGAGCGGGTCGAAATCGACTACGACGACGAGCTCGAAAAGCCGGTCGGCGCTATCACCTTGACCTATCGCATCCAGTACTACACCACTGCTGCCGACCCGGCAGTCATGATCTAAGGAGCAACAAATGGGAATCAAAACCAATGCCGGGCTGAAGCTCTACATGGAATCAGCCATCGCCGCCCCAACGACGATCACCGCCGTCACCAAGGCCGCGCCCGGCGTCTTCAGCGCCACCGGTCACACCTTTGCCAATGGCGATACGATTCTGCTTGAAGTGCAGGGCATGGTCGAAGTCCACGGCCTGCTCGCTTCGGTGGTGGGCGTCGTCGGCAGCACCAGCTTCCAGATCGCCGGCGCCGATGGCGTTACCGGTCTCGACACCACGCTATTTTCGACCTTCTCCAGCGGAACCGCGAAGAAAGTCACCCTCGGCACCAGTGTCGTTGGCGTCCAGGACTTCACCTTTGCCGGTGGCGAAATCAAGACCGCCGACAGCACCACTGTCAATGACCTGGTCGATACCCAGATCGTCGTCGGCGCTACTGCCCAGTCTGCCGATATGGTCATGCAATGGGATCCGGCCGCTCCGGCTCAGGTGGCCATGCTTAATGCCTTTAAAACTCGCGCCAACAAAGGCTTCAAGGTCGTCTGGCCGGATGGTGCCAACGTCAAGTTTTACGGCACCGTCGGCTACACCGGCGCACCGGGCGGCGGCAAGCAGGGCATCACCACCTCGCCGGCCAAGATCACCATGCTCGGCGGCCTCAATGTTCAAGCCGCCTAAGCCATGAAAAAACTGGATCTGGCGCGCTTCCAGAAGAGCCGCGAATCGAGCATCGAAAGCGGCCCTTTCAAATTCACCATTCGCCGCCCCAGCCCGCTGGACGTGGCGCGCATCGGCGCCGAAGGCAGTGGCATCAATTTCGACTTCGCCTGCCGCTACGTCGTCGGCTGGGATGGCGTCAAGGAAAGCGACCTGCTGCCCGGCGGCGATCCCGAGCCGCTGGAGTTCGATAACGAGCTTTTCGTCGCCTGGGTCGCCGATCACCCGGAACACTGGCAACCGATTGTCAGCGGCGTTATCAACGCCTTTCGCGCCTTCGAGGAGGCGAGTGAGAACCGGGGAAACGTCTAGCCGAATGGCTGGTGACGACCAAGCGGCCGTCACCACCACCTGGCCCCTCTCCCATTGAATGCCGCGC